AGGGGGTAGTCCTATGGCTAGGACTACTGGCGCGCACGATATGCCTATCCCTAGACTGTCGTCAAGCCCTAGGATCGTCCCAGGCTTAGGGCTAGGGAGCGCCTCATGTGGTCATTGGTCTTTGTGCTTGCTGCTGGACTGAACACAGCTGCATGCGAGCAGGCGCTGGGAAACGACGCGGAGGCCCAGCAGATTTGCCGGATACCCAACATCTCGCTGGCTGAGGCAAAGGAGTTGCACGGCGTTCAACGCGCATGCACCGCCCTACGCGCGGCAATTGAAGCAAGCGGGCGCACTTATCGATGGGTAGAGATAACTGGCAACGACGGCTACAAAACCTCTTGCACCACCGGGAAACCATGAAATGTCCTACACCAACGAACTAATCGACCGCTACAAAATCGCCATCAAAGTCGATAGCGACTACGCAGTTGCAAAGGCACTTGGCATCCGCGCCAACCGCATTAGCAATTACCGAACCGGGATATCCCACGCGGACGACAAGACGGCAATCATGCTCGCAACGGTGCTCCACCTGGACCCGATGGAAACGATTGCCCGCATCAACATGGACCGGTCGAGCGACAAGGACGACAAGGCATTTTGGCGGCGGTTCGCGGGAACGGCTGCCACCCTAGTGGTGGGTATCGCCCTTGCCCTTCCTGGCACCGCTCACGCGGTTTCGCGCGGCTTCCAAGGGGCCACCGACGCTGCATTATGCGAAATGACTAAGAGGGCTTGGCGCTACTACGTCTCGCTGCTCCGACTGCTGCTGGAACGGCTCTTGCAGCGCCGGCTAGTCCTGCCCCAAGCGAAGGACGCGACGGCATGACCAAGCGAGTCGACACCAGCCACCAACGCATCGAGTTGACCGGCCCTTGGGCCGGTTTCGGTTTTCAGGCCGGCCACTTCTGGACGCCCGAAGGCTACACGCTCTACCCAGGCGATATGCGCTGGTGGAGCCTGACCTGCAACATCGCCCAGGAGTGGCAACGGATGATGGCCGAAGCCCGAGGCGTTTCCGAGGGTGATTCCCGGCCTGCGGTCGGCGAAGACAATGTGCTCAGCTTTCGCCGTGGCGTGCAGGCTCGTCTTGCGCGTGTGAGGCCCGCGCTACGCGCAGCACCGTAGGGGCTTAGCCCCTACACCCCTATGGCCGCTCGTTGGCCAAGTTCGTCCCGGCAGCGATAAGGACGCCTTGTCGTCCGGCGTCGGGGTTCGCCGGCTGCGCCTCCGTTGTCGGCGCAGGCGTCGGCCCCGCCGCAGCTTGGATGCGGGCCGTAGTGGCTGACGATTGCGAGAACAGCACGTCGATGGGCCATTCGGTGAACACGATGATTTCACCCTCGCCTTTGGCCAACGCACCGTAGGCGTGCCTGGACACGCTGAAACCCAACTCCTCCAACTGGCGGCCTGTGAGGCGCTCCATGGCCTGTCCACCGCTTGCGCGGAACTCCACAACGACCTCGGGGCCGTTGATGCCCACGAACTCGCCCAGGAAGCGTGGGCGCGCCTGCGCGGCCATGTCGACGATGTATTGCACTCCCGGCGACAGCAGTTTCTTTTTCACTGCCGGCGGTGCCGGCTTGGCTGTGATGGGCGAGGCACCGACTTGCACCACGGCGCGTTCGGGCTTGATGGCGGGCACCGCAGCTGATTGCTTAGCCACGCCCATATCGTCCGTGCCGGCCACAAAGAACTTGACCAGGAAGCCGATGCCCACGACCAGGGCAATCACCAGCACGATGGCTGGTTTCTTGATGACCTCCCACACCGTTTTTTTGCCTTCGCTATAGGCCTCGGTGTTCTCCGTGCCGGGCTGGAAGCCGGCGTACAACGGGAAGATGGCGGGGTCGTACTCCTTGGAGTCGGATCCGATTTTTTCGAACTTGCCCATGGTGTCGCCAACGGCGAAGTGACGCACCGTGTAATGCGTATCCCGACCCAGGGCGTTCTGCTTGGCGAACATCTGCTTACGCTCAATGCGTGAGCGCACCGCACTGTGCAGCCGGCCGATGGCTTGCGTCATCACCACCAGGTCAAGGCCGATATGCCCATGCTTGGCGAAGAACGCTTCCTGAGGTTTCGGCAACGCCTGTCGGCCGCTGACGTAGAAATCATGCACCTCATCAATCACGACCAGGGCGTCGTTGTCCACCTTGAAACGCGGCGGGTCGTCGCCTTCGCAGACAAACAGGTCGAGCACCTCATCAGCACTGACGATGACGAGCAGCTCGCGGATGCGCTCTGGCTCGATGCTCAGATGCGCCGCAATCTTGGCGTGATTCAGACCGTTGAGTCGTGCATAGACTTTGCGGCCCTTTTGCAGGGCCGGGAGGATGTGTTCGCGCACGGCGGTGTAGCTTTTGCCCGCACGCGGCGGGCCTTCGAGCATTACCAGCATGTCATCACCACTGGAAGAGAGTGACCAGCTTGCGCAGCAAGCGGAAGACGTACCCGGCCGCGATGAAACTCATCGCTAGGGGAATTTGGAATGTATTGAGCGCCCAACCGACCGTCGGGCCTGCGGCCTGCAGCAAGGCACAAATGGTGTAGTCCTTGATGAAGTCCGGAATGGGCAGGTGCGAGAGCACCCACAGGTTCACCGCGAGCATCTGTTTCAGCCAGAACAGGAACATGTCGCCCGCCAATTCTTCGAGCGCGTCCCACAGTGACCGCAGCTGCGCGAGCAGCCAATCCTGCAATGGTTTCAGCCAACCATCCATGCCCTGCCCTCAGTAAATTGCAATGCGGAATCCGCCGAAGGCGGCGACCGCCAGCACAACGAATCCGGCCCACACCAAAACACTTCCCAGCGTGCCGTCGCACAGCTGGGTAAAACTCACCTTGCCCATGTACTCGGCTTCGTAGGTCATTTGCGGACACGTGCCGGCATACGCACAACTGCCGAGAAAGGTATTGATGTAGCTGACCGCCTCGGTCTGCTTGGCCGCGTTCCAGTACGTGGACATGAGTCCTTCGACCGTGTCCGTGCTGGGTGTGTACAAGTCACCGGCCGTGTCGCCTGTGCCTGGACCCGCGCCGCCGTTCCCCTCGCCTTCGCCGCCGCTGCCCTCACCTTCAGCGCCGCCACCGTTACCACTTCCGCCGTAGTTGCTCTGGAACGTCGTGACGTTGTTGACCGTGCCCGGCCCGCTACCGCCACCGGTAGTCACCTGCCCTTGGCCTTTTTGCTCCCACTCGCCGCCGTTACTCGGCGCTTGCTTTGGGTCGCTGACAGCCACACCTTGCGGCGACTTCACAGCGGCATCATTACCCGAGGCCTTCGCGCCCGTTTCAGTCGCGGTCCAACAGAACTTCTTGCCCGTCGATGCAACGGCGCAATGCTTACCCTCCTTGGTCACGCACTGCGTAAGCGAACCGACCGTCGTGCAATCATCGCCGGCTACAGGGCTATCGTCATTCGCCGCCTGCTCACACACATCACCCGTAGGCGTTGCGTTCGAAGCCCTGTAGTACGTTTTGCCGGCGACTGTCATGGTCTCGGTGATTGTTCCCGGCGTATAGCGGCACCCCCCGTTGCATGTCGTCTGCGCGCCCTGTCGAAAGAATCCGCCCGACGTGGCAGGCTGTGCCGCGCACGACTGCGCAACGGGGAATCGATGGTACCGGTATGGGTTCGGCGCGCTATTGCATGACACACCCACTTGCCCACCCGGGTTGAACAACCGGCAGTCGTAACCCGGGAGATTCGAAATGTTCGCGCTGTACGTGCACGTGGGATTCGTGTAGGTCGGATATTTCGCCGTCATGGCTGACAGCGCTTCCATACACCCCGCGTAGGCAGCGCCTTGGTTTGCATACGTAGGCGCGGTTTGCGCGTGCGCCTTCCCACAGTATCCGAGCGTGAGCGCCATTACCGACGAAAGAATCAGCAGCGCGTAGCGTGCCGCGCGCAGACGTTGGATCCAACGGTTCATTGGCTGGCCTCATTGAAGCCCAGGGATGCGGCATGACCCGCGAGCGCGCCGAGCATGCCGAAGAAGATGCAGATGAGCATGGTGTCTCCTGAGAGAGCGAGGGGGCCGAAGCCCCCTGCCCTTGTGCTGCTCAGCGGAAGAACGTCGCAACCTTGTTGGTCGCCCAGCGGGCGAAGCCCGGAGCCGCCTTGATGGCGCCAGCGCCGATGATGGCGGTGACGGCGCCGGTGGTGACCAGACCGGTCAAGATATCGCTGAAATCCATGAAGCTACTCCTTGGTGATTGGGCGGAATTGCCCGTTTACTGGCGGTCGGAACTGACCATCCTGACGACGCTTCCCACCATCGAGCCGGCCACGTTGCAGACGACGACGAAGGCGAAAGCGCCGACAAGCCATGTGCCAACCACGTTCGTTTCAGGCCACTGAAACAGCGTGGCAAGAAACGACATGTTGGCGTGTTCGGTTGCATCGACCAGCACGTAGCCCGCGCAGCTTTCGACAGGCTGACCGGTTGAGGTGAGCGTGCCGTCCGCGTTGAGGGTTACGCACTGGCTCATGCGCTTAGGCCGCCTTCGCTTTCTGCGAAACAGCCGGCTCCCAATGCTTGGCGCGGTTGCTGATGGACAGCGCGCCGAAATCACCTACCCAATATGCGGACGCCTTGGGCACGTACTGCCCCACCGGCAGCGGCGCATCGCCCGCTTCGTGCGACAAGGTCACCCGGCGAATCTCGCCGTTGGGCAAGGTCACGTACGCCGGCTGCTCGTCAATCTGATACGGCTTGCCGGTCTTGCGGCTAACGCCGCTCTTTGTGTTGATTTGCGCTTCGCGCACTTCGATTTTCAGCTCGTTCATTGCCTTCACTCCTGGCCGTTCTGGCCTTCGATATGCCCCGACGGGGCGAAAAGAATTGCGGTCAACAACTGGGCGGCGTCGTCAGGTCGCGGACACCACACCGGCAAGGAACTACGCGCGGTGCCAAGCACAAGTCGCGCAAGCATTCCTTCATCGCCACCGGATGCATGCAGCATCGCGTTGAGCATCGGGCCGTACTGGCGGCGGAAATTGGCCACCGCACGCTTGCAGTTGGCCAGGACTTTTTCAGCCGCGATGCGGAGGCGTTCGCCGATACCGCCAACGAAGTCCAACACCGGATACGCGCCGACCAAATAGGGCGCAGGATCCACCAGCATTTCCAACGGCAACTCGCGACGGTTGCTGGCGTGGAACTCGACTTCATAGCGAACCCAGGGCGACTCAGGGTCGCCTTGCTCCCTGCCCTTCTCGTACACACGCAGCTGCTGCTCCGATTGGCGACTGCCGACGTAGAAGGTCTTGCCGGTCTTGTTGCCCATGTCGTCAATCAGGCGCGCCTTGGGGCGTTGTCCGCGACGGTCAAACGCGCCCTCGTTGTAGCGGTCAATGGCCCACTGCACCGGCCACTTACCTGGGAAATCGTCTGCCGCGATATCGACGCGGGTAAGGCGCGCGTCGAGAGCGCCGAGCAGCGAAGCCAGCAGCGACCACCGCTGCGCATGGTCACTGCCGCTGCTCGCTTCATACAGGCGGCAGCCATCGCCCGTCAGTTCCAATCGAGCCGTGTACGTGCCGTCCTGGCGCATCGTGTTGATGCCGCCGAACTCCAACAGGCCGACGTGGTTGTCGTCATGGCGCAACGCAAAGCGCCAGTTGTAGAACCTGCCGCGCGACTGCTCGCCCAACTCAAAGAGCCCAGGAACGAAGTGAGCGGCGATTGCCTCTGCAACTGAGGTAGCGCATTGCCCTACCCGACCATTGAGGTCTTCCGTAACGGCCCTGCGGTCATCGAGCAGGCCGCAGGCTTCAAGGAGCGAGAGCAGGTCGAAAGAAGCTGCAAGCCAGTCAATCACCACCCCGACTTGTTCAGTTTCACTGACTCCCCTGTTAGACGAGGGGAGTCCAGTCCCGACCACAGTCACCGGTCACCACCGCTGATGCTCATGGCTGACCTTCCTGCCGGCGACGTTGTGCGGCCGCGAAGCGGCGCGCATCCATGAGCATGGTTTCTGCCAGCCACTTGCGGTGCACGCGGCGTTGCACCTGGGCGTTGATGCCGATGACGATGCGCACAAGGCCAGTCAATGCCATGAGTGCGCAGGCGAGAAGTATTGCGGCCATCAGTCGCCCTTCATGCTGTGGGCGCGGAAGGCGCGGCGAATCTCATGCATTGCGAACACCAGCAGGCCAACCAGGGCCGAGGCGACCGCACACTGTTCGATGGTCATGGGTGACTCCCCTCCCCTGTCC